CGGAACGATATAGCAAACATGAAATTTTGATATGGGGCGATCCGGCTGGTAACAAGCGTGATGAAATTTATGAGGTCACGGCATTTGACCATCTGCGAAGCCTGGGGTTCAAAGCACAACCAACAGATAGCAATGCTTTCCAGGTGCGGCGCGAGGCTGGTGCATCGCCTATGTCGAGGCTAATTAACAGCAAACCAGGGCTAATGGTAGATAAACGCTGCCTTAAATTGCGTAAAAGCCTGTCCGGTGGCTATTTTTTCAAGCGGCAAAGCCTGGGCGCCGGCCAAGAACGGTTCAAAGATACGCCAGTAAAGAACGATCATTCGCATTGTGGTGACGCATTTGGCTATTTAATGCTTGGCGGTGGTGAGCAACGCAGATTGCGGCGCGGCAGTTACACATCTGCCGGCACTACACACATGGCCAATACAGATTTCGAGATAATGTGATGCTGCAATTAGCTACTGTTACCATGAGGACTGATATTCAAATCGTTCCATATCATCCAAATCACTATCGCAGCATTGAATTAAAAGGCTATGAACTCGATTACATCAAAACAATCGACAATTATGAACAATATATCAATGATAACGCTACGCCAGGATTGACTTGGAGTGTAATTATTAGAGGCAAGGTTGTTGTTATTTTTGGCTTGCGGTTCCAATGGGATCGAGTCGCAGAGCTTTGGATGCTGCCTGGTGTTGGTATCGAGAATGATCCGATATCTGTAACCAGAGGAGCGCGAAAGATTCTGGACAATGTGATACAGGAATACGATATCATGCGCCTTCAGATAGCCGTGCGTGTGCAGAACGTGACAGCATACAAATTTGCAAAAGCATTGTATTTTGAAAAAGAGGCTGTGATGCGGTGTTATGGCCCAGAGTTAGCGGATTATTATTTAATGTCGAGGTTGCAATATGTCAGGGATATTTAGAACACCTAAAGCGCCAGGTGAGAGTGAAGAAGCCAAAAAAGCTAGGGAACGGGCAGAGCAACGTGCAGAGGCAGCGGAATCACGCGAGGCAGCTGGTCTAGCTAGTCGTGTTAAATCTCGGAGAACTGGTGGACTGCGTATGTTGTTCTCGCCGGCTAGAGAAGAAGGACAAGCGCCAAAAACAAAACTTGGAGGCGGCAGTGACTAAAATCAAAGAAGATACCAGGATTCATCATAAAAATCGTCCTGATCCTGTCCGTGCTAGAAACGAAGATGGTACATTGAAGGGTGATGATCCAGCAACGCCAGAGACTAATGAAGCGTGGGAAGGCGGCGTAGCCCCTAAGAAGGCTGCTACCAAGAAAGCTACCAAGAAAGCTAGGAGTAAATAATGGCTGTTCTCGATAAAGATGTTGGTCTTGTTACAAAAGACGTTGGTGCTGAAAATACATTTTCTGATGGTTTGTATGTAGTAGGCGATTTTAACCTATCAATTTCTGGTACATTTGTTGCCACTGTTACAGTGCAGCGTAGTTTCGACCAGGGCAGCACATGGCGCGATGTTGATACATTCACCGCACCGATTGAAACAGCTGGCTCTGATCCAGAGCCGGTAGTGGTGTATCGTGCTGGCGTTAAAACTGGTGATTATACATCAGGTACGGTTTCTATTCGCATTGGCCGCTAGGGGGTATTGATGACTCTCAAAAAGCATCAGAATCCCAAAGGCGGTTTAAATGAGGCCGGACGTAAATTCTTCAAGCGTAAAGAAGGCGCAAACTTAAAAAGACCAGTAAAGTCTGGCGATAATCCTCGCCGTGCGTCCTTCCTGGCACGAATGGCGGGGAACTCTGGGCCGGAGCGTGACGCAAAGGGAAGACCCACCCGCTTGCTTTTGTCCCTCCGTGCCTGGGGTGCTTCATCTAAAGGAGATGCCAGAAAAAAGGCAGCGTCCATAAGCAAACGAAACGAGAGCAAAAATGCCTAAATTAGAGATTAAAGAAATCATGGGGCGTGAGGCCAAGGCGCAATCCAGAAAAGATGAATGGCGCGCTATCTATGAAGATTGTTATGAATACGCTTTGCCCCAACGCAATTTGTATTCTGGATATTATGAAGGCCGTGTAGCCGGCAAATCAAAGATGGCCAGGGTTTTTGACTCGACAGCTGTTCATGCCACGCAGCGCTTTGCTAATCGTTTGCAAGCTGGTTTGTTCCCGCCATATAAAATGTGGTGTCGGCTAGAGCCAGGTTCAGCAATCCCAGAAGAAAGCCAGCTGGCAGCTCAAGAAGCTCTGGATAAGTTTAATGTGCGTATGTTCGAGGCATTGCGTCAAACAAACTTTGATTTGGCTATGGGTGAATTTTTGCTCGATCTTGCTGTCGGTACAGGCGTGATGATGATTACCCCTGGTGATGAGGCAACGCCAATCCGGTTTACGTCAATCCCACAGTATCTTGTTGCTATCGAGGAAGGCAGCTATGGCAATGTGGATAATGTATACCGTAAGTTGCGGGTCAAAGCAGAAGCTATCCAGCGTGAGTTTCCAGACGTAACAATTACACCAGATTTACAGGATGCAATTGATCGAAAGCCAGAAGAAGAACTCGATCTGTTTGATGCTGTTATCTTTGACCAGGAGTCAGGGCGATATCACTACCATGTAATCTGGCCATCTAAGCGTCAGGAACTTGTGTATCGTGAGATGCGTTCTAGCCCGTTTATTGTGGCACGTTACATGAAAGTTGCCGGCGAAGTATATGGCCGTGGCCCACTGGTAACAGCTATCAGCGATATCAAAACACTCAATAAGACTCTGGAACTTGTGTTGAAGAACGCAAGCCTAGCGATTGCTGGCGTATACCTGGCAGCTGATGATGGTGTTCTAAACCCACAGAACATTAAAATTCAGCCTGGTGCAGTTATTTCTGTTGCCAGGACAGGTGGGCCGCAAGGCGCATCACTAGCGCCAATGCCTAAGTCTGGCGATTTCAATACCAGTCAGATTGTCATTCAAGACCTAAGAATGAATATTAAGAAAATAATGATGGACGATACGCTGCCGCCTGATAATATGTCGGCTCGGTCAGCCACGGAAATCGCAGAGCGTACCCGTGAGCTGGCCACGAATTTAGGTAGTGCCTTTGGTCGCCTCATTACAGAAACAATGGTTCCGATTGTTAGCCGCATTTTGTTTGTGATGGATCAACAGGGATTGATTGATCTGCCGTTGAAGGTCAACGGTGTCCAGGTAAAAGTAACGCCAGTATCTCCATTAGCCCAAGCACAAAAATTGCAAGAGATTAATGATCTTGTGCAATATATGCAGATTGCTAACTCAATGGGGCCACAAGGCCAGGTCACTGTATCTGTACCAAAAGTCCTGGAATATATTGCAGAACGTCTTGGCATTGACCAGAATGTTCTCAATAGCCCAGAAGAACAGCAAATGATTATGCAGCAAATGGCACAAGCACAACAACAAATGGAACAGCCACAAGAAATGAATGATGGTGGCGCCATGCAGGAGGCAATTCAATGAACGAAGCTGAAGGGTGGGAGTCTTTAGAACCAGCTTTTGCTGAACCAACAAAATTTGATGATCTTGATATTATGTATGGCCGTGTATTCAAATCTGAAGAAGGTCAAAAAGTCTTGCATCATTTGCGGAAAATCACAATTGAGCAACCGTCCTGGATTCCAGGAGAGGATGCGTCATATGGTTATGTCAGAACAGGCATGGCCGAAATTGTACGTTTAATAGAAAAAAGGGTCGAGAGGAGTAACAATGGATAATCAACAAGTCGCACAGGAAGCCGTGCAGGACGATGCACCGCTTCTAAACCCACAGGCAGCTGTTGCTGCGCCAGAGGCCGTACAAGAGGCTCCTATGCCCCTTCACGACAATTCTGAGCCGGAAGAACAGCAATTCACAACAGATACCGATGATGCTCCGTTAGAGCGTCCTGATTATTATCCAGAGAAATTTTGGGATGAGGATGGGCCTGATGTTGAAAAGCTGGCTAAATCGTATGCGGAACTTGAAAAACAATTTAAAGCCGGCAAACATAAGGCCCCAGAAGGTGATTACGATGTTGCGGATTTGGTGGATCGCGGTCTTGATTCAGAAGACCCAGCTCTTGTTGTCGCTCAAGATTGGGCTAAAGAAAACGGTGTATCCCAAGCTGCGTTTACTGATCTCGCCTCTCGCATCATGGAGCTTAGTCAAGAAGCTAATGAAACTATGGAAGTGGATCGCCGGCAAGAAATGGCAAAGCTAGGTGAACGGGCATCTGAAAAGATTGAAATGGCAGAACGTCTATTGATGAAAGCGCCATTGAATGAAGCAGAGCGCAGCGCTATGGCGTTTAGTTTAAATAATGCTGATGCAATCAATGCGTTCCTTAAATATCATTCATCTTTGACTAATGAAGGCATCCCGATAAATGCGGCAGTGTCTACCCCAGAAATGAGCCGAACTGATCTTGAAGCTGCTATTGCTGATCCGAGATGGACAACTGATCCAGCATTTAGAACAAAGATTGAAGAACAATGGATGAAGGCAAACAACTAGATATAGTTGCAAAACCTTTCATTTGTGTGTAAATATAGTATTCGGAGGTTAACCGCTTGCGGCCCTTCTATGTGGTGAACCCACTGGTGGGCATGACCATTTCATGCAAGCAAACCGCCCGACTACATCGGCCAACGGTATGCGGCAAGTTGAAACCTTAATAGGAGGATTCTGCTATGGCGCAGAGTGTAACTAATGCTTTTGTGACCCTCTTTGAGTCAGAGGTAAAACAAGCATACCAAGCCGAGGCTTTGCTGCGTGGTACAATGCGTACACGCACAGGCGTCCAGGGCAACACCGTCAAATTTCCGAAAATCGGTAAGGGCGTTGCTACTGTTCGTGTGCCTCAAACAGATGTAACCCCGCTGAATGTAACTTACAGCCAGGTTACTGCAACCATGAGCGACTATATTGCTGCGGAATACAGCGACATTTTCCACCAGTCTCATATCAATTTTGATGAGCGCCGTGAACTTGTCGAGGTAGTTTCAAAGTCAATCGCTCGGCGTATGGATCAGCTTTGTATTGATGCTCTCAATGCAGCTGCTTCACCATCAACCGTTGCCACAGGTATTGGTGGCGCGACTACTAACATGAACATCGAAAAGCTCCGTGCAGCTGCAAAGGCGCTGAATGAGAAGAACGTACCATCTGAAGGACGTTATCTTCTTATGCACGCTTCTCAGCTCGATGCTCTGCTTGGCGAAACTGAGATCACAAGTTCTGATTTTGCAACTGTGAAAGCGTTAGCTCGTGGTGAGCTTAATTCCTTCATGGGCTTCCAAATCCTAACAATGGGTGATCGTGACGAAGGTGGTCTTCCAAAGCCATCAACCCGTACTTGCTTTGCTTGGCATCGTGATTCAATGGGCTATGCAGAATCAATGGCGCAAAAGACAGAGGTAAATTACGTTCCAGAAAAAACGTCTTTCCTTGTCTCGTCAATGTTCTCTGCCGGTGCTATTGCAATTGACGATGAAGGCATCGTTAAAATTTCTTGTACTGAATAAGGAGGATAAACGATGGCTTTTGATTCAACAGGTTTTGCAACCATTGGAGCCGCAAAGCGAGGCAATGCCCCAGCTCTGTACTCCTACAGCACCACAGATGCAATTGCTGATGTAAACACAGAAGGTTATTTCAACAATCTTTCAGACAGCCTAGAAATAGGTGATCTGATTTATTGTGTAACCTCAACAGGTGGAACAGCGGTGGCAACTCTAGTGTATGTATTGTCAAATTCTGCTGGCGTTGTTGATGTCAATGATGGCACAACACTTGCCAACACAGATGGCGACTAACACGGATGGGGCAGCTTCGGCTGCCCCCTCTTAACAAGAGGAGAGTGGTATGGCAGCTGGCGATACAAGTCTATCAATTTGTTCTGATGCACTTATCATGCTGGGCGCTGCGCCCCTTTCTTCGTTTACAGAAGGCACTGACGCTGCCCAGGCTTGTGATAGGCTTTACCCAGACCTTAGAGATAGTTTGCTATCCAGGTATCCTTGGAGCTGGTCGTATCAAAAAGAGCAGCTGGCAAGACTGTCATCTACACCAACAAACGAATGGCAATACGCATATCAGCTTCCTGGCGATATGCTTTCTGGCGTTAGGGCGCTGTTTGCTAGCTCTAGCACTAATGAAAAGCCGTTGCGTTATGGATGGGAAATCTATGGCGATCAGGTCTACACTAACCTAGAAACCGTTTATATCGACTACCAGGCCACAATTAATGAAAGCAAAATGCCAAACTATTTTGTGCATTTTCTCCGCACTGCAATGGCTTCAGAATTGGCTATGATAATTACAGACCAGGTAAGCAAGGCAGATTATTTTAGAGGTCTAGCGTTTGGTTCACCAGGCGAAAATGGCCGTGGTGGGTTGTTCCGCGAAGCAATGAATATCGACAGCCGTGGCCAGCCACCGCAAGTTATCGAGGATTATTCTCTTGTAGATGTAAGGGGCTGATATGGCGCGAATAATTCAGTTCCAAACAAACTTCAGCGTTGGAGAGCTTGATCCGTTACTCCGTGCCAGGACTGATCTTGAACAATATCAAAATGGTTTAGAGACAGCTCAAAACGTAATTGTGCAGCCACAAGGCGGTGTCAAGCGTAGACCAGGCACAAAGTTCATCCATGACTTTGGCAGCACATTCACTGATTTCAAAATCATTCCATTTGAATTTAGCGTCAATGATAGTTACACATTAGTCTTTGTTAACCAGCGCATCTATGTATTTAAGGGTGGTGTGTTGCAAACAAATATTAATAGCAGTGGCAATGATTACATTACAGCCACAGCAATTACAGCTGCCATGCTTGATGAGTTAAATTTTACCCAGGCTGTTGATACGCTCATTTTATGCCATGAGGACTTGGAAACGCAGCGTTTGGTTCGCAATAGCGATACTAGCTGGACATTGGGCGCTTTGCCATTAAAGTTTGTTCCGCAATATGCTTACACTCTACAAGTTGATAATCCAGATTTTACGATCACACCTAGCGCTGTTTCTGGTAATATTACAATTACCGCATCATCAGTCACAACTGATACAGGCACGGCACAGGCCGGTTCATCTAATACAATCACATTAAAATCAGCTAGTTCATATACAAGCGATGATGACTGTAATGGATTTTCGTTACATATAACCAGCGGTACTGGTTCTGGGCAGCACAGACATATAATAGATTATGTTGCGTCAACAAAAGTTGCTACAGTTTATCCGGCCTTTGATACAGCTCCAGACGCAACTAGCGGCTATGAGGTAAAGGCGTTTGGCGCTAATAGTGTTGATGAATATATTAATGTTGAAAATGGTTTTGGCCGAGCCAGAATTATAGAATATGTAAGCAACACTGTTGTTAATGCTACTGTTGAAATACCTTTTTTCAGCACAGATGCTCTTGCATCCGGTGCTTGGGAGTTAGAGTTTGGTTATGAAGATGCCTGGTCAAGCACAAGAGGTTGGCCACGATCAGCTGCGTTCCATGAAGGCCGGCTATATTTTGGTGGCAGCAAATCCAGACCCAACACAATCTGGGGTAGCAAGGTAATTGACTATTTCAACTTTAATGTTGGCACTGGATTAGATGATGAGGCGCTAGAAGCCACCATCAATACTAATCAGCTGAATGTAATTGTGCATATTAACTCTGGGCCTGATTTCCAGATATTTACAACTGGTGGTGAATTTGTTGTCGCGCAATCAAATATTGATCCGATTACACCAGCAACATTTCTTATAAAGCCGCAAAGCCGGATTGGATGTAAGCCTGGTGTACCGCTTGAAAATCTGGCCGGCGCAAGCATCTTTGTGCAACGCCAGGGCAAATCGCTTATTAGTTTTCAGTTTACTGACACAACCAATAGCTATGGAACACAAGCGCTATCGGTATTGAGTTCGCATCTATTAAGCGATCCCGTTGATTTGTCGATCAGGAGAGCCGCATCAACTGATGAGACAGACCGCTTATTCTTGGTAAACAGCGGCGGCGATATGATTGTTTACTCATTGTTAGCTACACAAAACGTGATTGCGCCAACTAAATTTACCACAGATGGATCATATGTTGCTGTAGCTAACGAACTGGCCACTACTTATGCAATTGTAAAACGCACTATTAACGGTGTTGTTAAATACTATCTTGAGCAGTTTGATGATAATCTGACATTGGATTCAGTCAAAACAGGCGGTGCAGCTGCCAGTGTGACGATGGGGCATTTGGAAGGCAAAGAGGTAAACATCATTCGTGATGGTATTTTAGAAGCAGCACAAACCGTGCCGGCATCACCATATACAATTACCTTTGCTACAGCTGCCACTACCTCATATCAGGTAGGCCAAAATTATGATGTCACAATTAAGACGCTTCCGGCAGAGCCAAGGTTAGCGCAGGGTACAGTCCAGGCTAAGAAAAAACGGATCGTCCAGGTGGACGCTATTGTGCATGAAACACAAGACATTACCATCAATGGCAAGTTGGTTTCGTTCCGTAACTTAGGCGCTAGTGTTCTTGATACAGCTGTTCAAGAGTTTACTGGCACTAAAACTGTGCATGGCATTTTAGGGTTTAGTGGTACGGGGCAGATTACAATCAGCCAGAGTGTGCCGCTAAAGATGACATTATTAGGTATTGAGTATCACATGAGCGTGGGGAATTGATATGGCAGCATTTGCAGCATTAGGTACAATGGCTAAACTTATGGTTGTTGGTACAGCGGTTAGCGCTGGGTTATCCATCAAAGCAGCGCAATCACAAAAAGCAATGTATAATGCTCAAGCAGCTCAAGAGCGCTTGAAAGGCAAATCAAAGGCAACTGAATACAAAATGCAAGCTGCCAGAATTTTGCGCGGGTTAAATGAAAACCTAGCGACAACTGTGGCACGGGCTGCGGTTGGTGTTGATCCATTGTCAGGTTCAGCATTGTCATTACAAGAATATGCACGGCGCGAAGCTGGTGGTGAATATGCACAATCAAAAGATAATGCAGTCCTGGCTCTGTCTAATGCTGATGTTCAAGCGGGTATTTATAAGCAAGCAGGGCAACAAGCTATGTATACTGGTTATGCAAATGCTATCGGCACGGCAACAACCGGCACTTATCAGGCGTTAAAATTGGCGAATTAGGATAAGGCAATATTATGGCAAAGCTACCAAGATATCAGAATGTAGGCGTTAAGCCTCTTGCCCCACCAGATTTCGATTATGCTAATCTGCGTGAATCTGCACGTTTTGCCCAGACACTTTCCCAACAAGTAGACCGCATGAATAGCTTTATTGCCAAGGAAGCTGAACGGGAAGCCGAGCAGCGTGGCCTGTCTATGGTGCAAGAAGAAGGCGCACAAAAAGTTCTCAAAAAATTTAGCGGTGATAAGAAACCGTTTACTGTTGCTGAAACTACAGCATACCAGGCAGCTACTCGCATTGCATCGGCAGAGATCGAGACTGAGGCCAGGGCTGAAATCAACCGACTGATAAGCGAAGCCAAGACAAATCGCACATCATTTGGTGATAGCGAAGATGAAAAAGGCAACTTTATCCCAGGCGTTCAATCTCGATTAAGTGAAATTGTAGATGGTTTTCCGGCAGCGCTATCTGATGTTGACCCTGTTGCAGCTGGTCTGCTTAGAGCGCGGTTAACAGACTTTGCTACAGATAAAGAGATTGCCTACAGCGAGTTCTATCAAAAGCATTTGATTCAAAAGAAACAAGGTGAGTTTATAAAAAGCCTTGCTGATAGAGAAAGAGATGCCATTGATTACGGCGCATCACCGCACTCTACACCTGATGGCCTTGAAAAGCGTATAAATGATGCAGCGCAAACAATGCTCGATCTGCAATTTGACGAAACCAACGTAGCAAAATGGGTTGAAAGCACCAGAACTAAAGCCCGTAAAGCTGGTACTATTGCAGAGTTTCAGAGGCTACCAACCATTGAAGAAAAGCAAAAGTATCTTGAGGGTCTTGAAAAGAAACCATTGCGGCAGCTTGGCGTTGAAGGAACACGAACACTTGTTCGTTCTTTGCAAGCTGAATTGAACAATGAGATTACTGTTCAAAAAGGAGCTGCAAGAGATACAGTTCAAGACATTAAAGATGCAAAGAAGATAATGACTGCCGGCGGTGATCCTGGCGAACAGATGCTTTTGCAATTACAAAACAGAGCAAATGGATTAGGTGACTATGGTGCAGAAGCTAGAGAAGCTATTGCTAATCTGCAAGTCGAGCGTGAAGCAATGCTTGCGTTCCGCATAATGCCGCCAGCAAAGTTACAAACTGAATTGAATATTATAGCTAGAGGCATCCCAGGTGTCGGTGGCAAAGGCGTAGATACGCTTTTAGAGGCCGATATCTTAAAATCTGGTCGTGGTTTGTTAAGAACGATGAACACTGAAACGCAAAATGATCCACTTTCTTTTGCTGCCCGTGTTGGCCATATTGAATTTAGACCCCTTGATATGACTTCAGAGGAAGGTTTGTCCGGTTCAATTGCAGAGCGCCGGCAACAAGCCCGTACAGTCGCCCAAATTTATGGTGTAGAGCCTAAGTTTCTGACAAATGAAGAAGCAACGGTGTTTGCTGCACAACTAAAACAAGGCGATAGAATTTCCAGGATGACGGTCTTGGGAACATTAACTAAGTTTTTCCAAAAAGATGCACCAGATGTGTTAGCACAAATTGCTGTTAAACAGCCAGAACTAGCTCATATTGGTGGCCTTGTTACTCTTGGCTTGATGGATACAGCTAATCAAGCGCTCGAAGGCATGGATTTAATTAAGCAAGGCAATCAGCCGGTTGGGTTTACTCGAGAAGTAACAGATAGTGTTTTTGCTAATCAAGTAGGAATGGCGTTTAATTATCAATCAGAAGCAAGAGGTTCTGCCCAAAAAACAGCCAAAGCTATTTACACATCTATGGCAATGGATAGGGGTTTAGAAGTTTTCGATGAAAACCTTTATATAAGCGCTATAAGTCTTGCAGTAGGTTACAATCCAAACACCGGCAAAGGTGGCGTCCAAGAAGTTCGGGATATGCCAGTGATTGCGCCACCAGAATTAGAGGGTGAAGATTTAGAACAAATCCTTGATGAAATTGATTATCAATCATTAACGGTAAATACAGGTCAAGTTGTAAATGCCGATCAAATGAGAGATATCCGTGGAAATAAAAATATTCGTTTTATGGTTATGGATCATGGAAGATATTACATTACTTTACTAAAACCTGGTCAAGATGGTTTTAGATATATAAGTGATGTGGATGGAGATCCAGTGATTTTTGACGCACTTAAATATTATGGGTACAGAGAATGACGTTTTTATACGGTAAACAAGACCCATTAGATTTGCTACCAGGTCAAGGTCTGAATAAACCTCTTGGCACGTTTACAGAAAACATTACTGCCGCTTATCGTGCATCCAGAGCTACAGATCAATCTGTCAGTGAAGGCACGATGCTGCGTGATGAATGGCAACCGATTATTGATGAAATAAATGAAAAGACAGGTTCAAATTACTTTAATCCGGCAGATCATTTAAGGGCTGGATTGTTTTCAGCGCCAGCCACACAAGGCGATGGCGAAAGAAAATATCAATATTCGACACAAAAGATATTTAAACACATTCAAGATAATTCTGATGTGTTGCCTGATTTGCAGACAATTACCCATGAGCAATTGCTGAAACAAGCACAACAACAGGCTTTGGCCAATAGAGAAAATTTCGGTGAGGTCACACATCGCTCTACTGGAGCTAGTAATGTAATAGCTAGATTTCTTGGCAGC